CTGTTTTATCTAACTCAGTAACAGAAGCTTCTAAGTCAGCAGTCGCTGCTTCCATTGCTCCTCTCTCTGCACCTTCTTGGAATTGAAACTCCTGTACTTGACCGTAAGCTTGTAAAGCTGGATTAACTTGACCTAGAGCATCAGCAAGGTCCATCAACTTATTCCTACCAGCTCTACGCTGTGCTACACTGTACTGACCTGCTCGTTGAATAGTAGGTTGAATGCCTGGAACTGCACCTCCTAATCCTTGTACTTGTACTCGTTCTGCCATTATCTTCTCCTACCTGTCATTGCTTGTGTATAACTCTGAGCTGCTGTAGTGCCTTTTTTTGACGCTGATCCCATCCTACTACTAATACTTTGACCTGTAGCATACCCACTAAGTCCACCGCTAACAGCACCTAATAAAGCTGAAATAGGACTAGGTTTATCTATAGGTTGATTAATTCCTATAAGTCTTTGTCTAGAAGCTAATCCAGCTTGCTCTAAAGCTAACCCTGTACCTATACCTCCTAGTTCCTGTTGTCTTAAAGCAGCTGCCCTATACCCTGCTTCTTGTCTAGTATAGTCATCCATTAAAGCTTGTACAGATGCACCAGCAACTCCTGCTTCTCCAGCAGATACTCTAGCTCTAGCTAAAGCTTCTCTTGATTTAATGCTTACTTGTTCAAGTTCCCTAGCCGTAGCTTCCTGTTCTTGTGCTTGTCGCATACGCATAGAGGACTGTTCCTGTAACGCTCTTTGACGCTCCGCTGCTGCTGCTTGTGCTTGATAGGCTGCTTGTTGTTTAGCTTGTTGTCTTTGTCCAAAGTAGCTTGCAGCTGATGATCCTACTCCTGCTATTGCTCCTATTGCTCCTATTGCTGCTGGATTACACATAATAAATTACTTCCTCTCTATCTTAAATGACTTATAACCAGGAATATTGCAATCCTCAAAACTAGCACCCAACCATTTTAACCATCTCATACTTAGTGTGTTAGCTTCCATGATGTAGTTAGTTAAGTAATCAAATCCATCCATTAAATCATCCACCCACATCTGTGATTCTTTAACAAATTTCTTCTTTACTTTATAAAAATTCCTTGTCCCTAGCAACCAACAAACTCCAATGTTTTCTCTAGGACTCACTCCAAAGCAAGCTAACAATCCGTCTTGATCTGTCTTGACGCTATAGCATTTACTGCTTGATTCAAATGATCCGTACACAGCATCTCTAGGGTGAAACATTAGACCGATACATTCCATCATGTCTGCTTCTCTCAGGTCATCATATAACAAAGGAGCATCTTCCACTGCATAAGCTTTTTCTATCTTAACCTCCATAGCGTCTACTCCTTGGTATCATCATAGATTCAAATTCAGCTGCAAGTATTTTCACTGGTAAAGCACTAGAAGATTTAATTTGAATAGTAGCGTCATTAGGTTGTGCTTGAACAGGAAATCTAAAATGTCCGTCTTGTGGTACAAAATTATTAAGCGTTAAGTTAGAGCCTAGTACATCAGGGTTAAAAGCATAGCTGTATGTATCTCTAAATTTAGGGGTTACTTCTACGGTAAAGTGTCCAGTTTCAGCATAGTTCAAACTACCGCTTCTTATTGTTTGAAAAGCGTAATTAGATGAACTTCTTCCTCCTCTTTCTGTTGGTTGTTTAAGTGTTTGATCAGAGAACCTATACAACATATCGTAAGGAACACCTGCAAAGAAGTCTGTAGAAGTTAAGTCTGTACCAACCGTACCTTCTGTAGCTGATGTTCTAGTAAATGCTACCTTGTGTCCCTTTTTAGTGTATATTTCTACACCTTGCGGATCGTAAGGAAAGTCACTGATTGTAGTAGTTTTAGTATTTGCATTGTAACTAGTAGTTAATGTACTACCATCTATCCTACTGTCCAACAATAAGTTATAACCACTTTGATCTTGTAACCTATTCTCCATTGGTAGCTTCTCTAAGAATGTATTACTGGAGTCCTTAGTTATAATATATAAGTCAGAATTTATAAAGTGAAAGCTAACTATAGACCTTGTAAAGGTAAACTTCTGCCACGCTGATTGTATCTTCTCTTTGTCTTGCCAAAAGAATTTATATACGAACAATGTGGTTCTATCACTGCTTATAGTTACCAATAGGTTTTCGACACTACAGCCATCCATTAACTCAATAGTAGAAGGAATATAAGTAGGGATTTGTGCAGTTATTTCAACCGCATCAAAAATGTTGTTATCGTTATCGATATAGTATTCCATAAACCCAGAACTGTTATTCCTTTTAAAATTAAAATATAAGTAATTGTTTAAAGCTAACGGTGTTATGGTTTCTGAAGAATCATACTCAGTTGTGGGTGTGATGCTAACTGTTTTAGGAGTTAATAACTCATTCCCTTTCAATACAAATTGTGTGCTGTCTGAAAATAAAAGAAGCTTTTCTTGGAAGGTAATAGCGTGTTTAAGCTCCACTACTTTTGAGTGACTAATACCTACATCAATTGGAGCAGAATCAAGTAAGCTTAAAACAGTTGACCTCCAAAAATTAAAATACTCATCCGCTTCGCTAAATATTATATTATGTTGAGTTAAAAAACCTAACCTGTTCTTAAAGAAGAACATATCTTTGATCTCGCTACCTACAAAACTAGGGGCTGGATTACTCAAGTTATCTCCTGCAATTCTAGGTGTCCACTCAGCAGTGGATAAAGTCCAATTATCAAAAGTATCATCTGTAGGTTTTAACTGTAAAGGCAGAGTGTCTCGTTTCAAAGCTAACTCTATGCCCTTTGATAAACCTGTTGAAGTATCTTCCTCCCAACCTACTGTTTCTATCCAACTTCCTTCCCCAAAGTAATTATTATCTTTAGTTTTAAATATAACATAATAATCATCTTGTGCTGTATTTGTGCTGCCTATAACCTTAACCCTAAACTTATTAAAACATTTAGCAGGTAAATCTGTAATGCTTTTTACTTCTTTATATATTGCTGTTAAACCTGCGTCTCCTAAACCATCTGTTGTTCTAACACTGAAATCAGTACCTATACTGTAAGCGACACCGCTTGTCCATGTTGTTGCAAGATCAGAAGCAGCTATATCGTCCTCTACCCAATAGTCCCTATAATCTACTCCTGTTCCAGGTTCATTACTAGCAGCAGAGGTATGGTCTTGAATGCATTTGTAGATTAATCCATCATTAACTACACGAGCAACAGCAGCTATCTTAAATACAGAGTGTCTCCGTTGTGTTTTAAAACTATTACGGATTCCTATAGTTGCTGTGACTGTTGGATCAGCTGTCGGATATGGAGCTTGAATATCACGGAACGAAAAACGAACAGGCCATCCATTCGATGGAAGAATTTCAAAGAACTTAAATATAGGAGGATCATAAGATGAATCGAATCCTGAACCTCCTGATATCATTGTTACACTTTGTACCACACCATCTACGACATATGCCCTCCCTACTGCCCCTGAGCCTTTCAAAACACCAGTGTCATATTGATATACATCAACAGCTAAAACTGCATCTTGTACAGGACGAAATTTCTCTCTAACCTCTTTTTGCAGGGCATCACTTAACCAACCACTTCCACCACTTGTTACTGTAATACTAGTTATTATGCCTGTGTTATTATTAAACTCAGCATCTGTTAAAGCTTTTAAATCTGACGCAATCAACTCTGTATCTGCATCAAAAGCACCGTGAGACGATGTTCCATCACCACTTCTATAAGAAGTGTCAGATGTAAAGTTAACAGGTTCATTAGAATTACCTCCTGATGTAGTAGCACTAACCCAAGGCACGAGCTGATCATTAATATATACACTGTAGTTCTTATCGTAATCCCCTAAGTTGACTACCACTAAAGCTTCTTTTTCTAAAGGGGGTGAGAGACTATTAGAAGAAATAGATACAGTCTGTTCTTTATTTGCTATGAATGTATAGTCAGCAACAGTAAGTGCTTTAACATCTTCTCTAGGATTAGATATGTTATTTAAATATGTTTGAGCGTCTGCACTTATGCTTACTTGTGTGACAGGATTACCTGTATTTAAATTGAAAATAGAAACTGCACACACCGATACTTTGTTCTCTAATACACAAGCAAACTTATTGTTTTCATCTCTGTCTATATATTGCACATAAGAATCATCGCTTATTGGACGACTGAATAATTTACTTATGTGTCTTGTGTTGGGACGCTTAACAAGTCCTTCTACAACAGTAGCCCAAGCGTTTATCTGTTCGTCGCATTGCCCTGGAAACCGTAAGTTGTCAGGTTGCTGTGATACTCCTTGTGCTAAATTAGGAACACTGTTTACTAGCAAAGGCATCTCTATCGGTCAAGTACTCGTAATACGCTATAGTGATCGAAGATAGTTCTATCTGCATTTTCAGAGTCGCTTTCAATAGCCCTAGCTTTTGCTTCTATCTCATCTCTTAAAGCAAACCCTTCTATCTCTCGACTGCCTAAGAATCGAGCAGCAAATATACGAGCTGCTTTAACAGATATGTAATGTCTAAATTGTTCAGGTAGTTCTTCGTAAGCTAACTCAAAAGTTATAATAGCTTTTAAGCTCTTAGTCCAAGTATCCCTGTGGTTTTTCCTGTCGTATAATTTAAGACCTCTTTGTACAGCGTCTGTGTCTGTGTTTAATTCAGGGTCTAAATCTACTTTTAAAGTGTTAACAGGAAGAGTAATCTTACTAGTACCTGAATCAGGAACTAAAGGATAATCATACTCAGTGTTGTAATGCCATCCTTCCGATTGAACAGCTTTGCTTGTCTCATCTAAAACAGATTCTGCTTGAACTACAGTTACAGGAACAGCACTTGTGCCTCCTAATGTATTAACAGGTGACTCTCCTATTACAGAGATCATTATGTTTACTGCGTCAAGTTTAGTCGTTAAAGCCATAGCATTGTTTTAGTAAAAAATATCGGTGGAGGGTGCGGAACGAATCACAGACCACCCAACACCGAAGAGAGAATTATTTCTGTAACTCAATAGCACACTCAGGACGGAGGATTCCGTGTCCCATAGCATACTTAGCAACGAACAATGTACCTTGACGCTCAATCTGATATTCAGACTCAGTAGCAAGATCAAGTAATTTAACTGTTCCTACAGCAGCAGAGTGAGCAACGATACCAAGAGTATTGGTGAAGTTACCATTATAACCTGCTCCACTTACACCGAAAACATCATTGCTAGAAGCACCGTCGCCAGAAGTAACAGCTGATAAATCAGTTGAAGGAATGTGATTACTTTTGTAGATAGTGATACCTGCAATCTGAGGGATTGATCCAGTAGCGATGCTTCCTAAACCTCCGACATCTTTATTGACAGCGGAAGTAGAGATAGCAAGCTGTCCAGCACCACCAGTAATTAACTTGTAATACTCTTGTGGACGAAGTACGCAGAAACGACCGTCACTAGGAACATCGTTTTCGTCAAGCTTCTGAGCAGCTGTGAAAAGAGCAGCAGTTAACTCAGCACCTGTTGGATCAGAGTTGTCAGCATCATCAGATGAATCAGCACCTGTTCCCATTGCGTTAGCAGAAACATCGAGGATTCCTCCAACTTTACCGCCTATATCAGAAGCTCCACGAGCAGCAGCTATAAAGGTTTTAGATAGAGCAGTATCGAAACGAACTGCAAGAGCTTTACCCAACTCATTAGCGTAAACGCTACGGATGTCGTAGTGATTCTTTACATCATCGATGTTAGCTAAGAAGGTAGAAGCAAGTAACATCTTATCGATTGTAATTACTTTCTCAGCTTTCTTGATGTCGCTTAGATAAGAGTTACCTGCGTCAGCGATGTTTTCGCCTGGTGTGTGATAAGCAGCAGAAGCTACGCCTGTTACAGGGAACTGAGCTGATTTACCGTTTTCAATTGTGCGAACAGTATGTAGTGGTTTGAAGACATTCGACTCCTCAAAGGTTTGCAAGATTTCTCCGCTAAACTTTTTAAGAAACAAAGCGTCTACATCACCAGCACTATTAACTTGTCCTACACGCGAGGGGGATGTATTTCCATTAGCCATGATATATTATCTCCTTATG